TGATGGTTTCGTGTTTCTGGCTAATAACACAATCAACGATCACACAACGACTCAACAAACAACGGGTGAGCGGATCGCTGCAATACTAGATCGCACTGAAGTCGGCTGGCCTAGTGCGCGTCGTGATCTTGATACAGGTCAAGCAACCGTTCAGGCTGATGTCATAGCAGACAATCGTTCAATCTTGGAATACTTAAACAAAGTATCTGAGGCAGAACCTGGCGCCTTGTTCATCTCTCGCGATGGGCTTTTGACGTTTCGTGACCGCAACAGTTTGCAGCAAGTCACTAGCGTGACGTTTGCTGATGACGGCACGGGAATTCCATTTATGTCTATCGGCGTTGAATATGGCACTGAGTCTTTGCGCAATCAGGTCACGGTTGCTCGACTCAATGGCGGCACCGCCGTGGCAAGCGACACTACAAGCCAAGATGCTTATGGCGTTGTTGAATATCGCATTGACAATAGTTTGCTTGCAAGTGATGACGATGCAGGCGATTTGGCCGCTTGGCTTATTGGCATCTATTCACAGCCAACCTTGCGCATTAACAGCCTGACGGTTGATTTGTCGGCAATAACTTCCCAAGAGCTTGCCGATGCTTTGAGCCTTGAACTTGGCGATGCTGCGCAGGTGGTGTTTACGCCTAACGGCATTGGCGATCCCATCAGCCGGTATGTCTCGGTTGATTCCATTCAGGCAGATTTGTCTCCGGCACGGCAAGTAATCACGTTTGGTTTCTCTCAGGCACCTGCTGCATTCACGTTGGATTCACCGGCGCTGGGTGAGTTGGACAACGACATCTTGGGGTTCTAATGCCGTTTCAAGTGTTCACCGCTGGGTCAGCCCTACCAGCGTCAGATGGTAATACCTATCTGATGAATCAACAGTTGATGGTTTTTGGTGGAACAGCATCCAGAGCAGCTGCGATTGGCACGCCAGTGCACGGCATGTTCACATTCTTGACCGATTCAGACACGCTGACCTATTACGACGGAAGTGATTGGGTGGAGTTCTAATGCCTGCTGGTGGTTACAAAGTTTTTATTGACGGCGAAGTGCTGCCAGCATCTGACATCAACGACTATCTAATGCAAGGCATTTTGGTGTTTGATTCCGAGGCGTCAAGGAACGCAGCGATTGCAGGGCCGGATGAGGGCATGTTTGCCTTCACGACGGACACAGACCGCTTGTGGTATTACGACGGATCAACCTGGCGTGAGTTTTCACCTGATGTCGAGTTTGCATCAGCATCAGCAAGAGATGCTGCGATTCCCTCACCCGTCAATGGTCGTTACGCCTACACCACAGACCTTGATCGGTTGTGGAAGTACGACAGTGGAACGACGGCCTGGGTGCAACAACCGGCCCCAGGTATTGCCGATTTCTCTAACACAGCAACAGGGACTTATTCATCTGGCGGCGTGGATTATAAATACGTTTCGTTCACTAGCACCGGAACTCTCACGGTGACGCAAGCCGGTCTAGCAGACGTGTTAGTGATTGCTGGCGGTGGCGGTGGCGCTCATGGAACTGGTGGTGGACGGTTTGGCGGCGCTGGCGGCGCTGGTGGTTTCATTTACGCCACCAATTACTACTTGGCGGCTGGCTCTGTATCTGTCACGGTTGGCAACGGTGGTTCTGCTGGCGGCACTCGCGGTGGCGATTCGCTAATAGATCGTTTGCACGCTATTGGTGGCGGTCACGGTGGTCTTTCTAGTGGTGGTGGCATCGGCCTATTGGGTGGCTCTGGTGGTGGAGGTACTGGTGGTGCAGCCAATCCAGGGGGCATCGGTTTGACGCCACAAGGTAACGCGGGTGGCACTGCTGCGGCTGGCCCTGGCGGTGGTGGTGGCGGTTCAGGTAGTGCGGCTTCAACCACGACAGGTGGCAGCGGTACGTCTAACTCAATTACCGGTTCGGCGGTGACTTATGCGGCTGGTGGCTCAGCGGGGACGGGTGCTGCTGGTGCTGCAAACACTGGCAACGGTGGTGGTGGTTCTTCAACTGATGGCGCAACCGGCGCTGCTGGTGGATCGGGCATTGTAATCGTGAGAGTGAGGACTAACTAATGGCTGTCAAAACGTGGTCTGCTGGTGAAGTTCTTGCCGCAGCTGACTTAAATGACACGTTCGCGTCAAAACTTGACACTGCATCATGGACTGCATACACGCCAACCTTTTCCGGCGGCAGTTGGGCGGTAGGAAATGGAAGTTTCGTCAATGATACGTCTTACATTCAATTGGGAAAACTTGTTGTGTTTGTTGGTGCGTTTGTTTTTGGATCAACGACAACGACTGACGGCTCTAGCGCGTTAGACATTAGTTTGCCTGTTACGGCAAGCGGTAACGCACCTATGGCGGGTGTCGCAGGATTCTTAGACTCTGGGACTGCAAACTATGCCGGAATCATAGGTTTCAACACCACTAGCACCATGAGGCCTAATCGAATCGACGCAAACAATATGGCTTACAGCGGATTGACAACTAATTCACCATTTACTTGGGCAACAAATGACACTATCCGATGGATGATTGTTTACAAGGCGGCGTGATTATGAAACTGTGGGAAACATTCGAGTATCCGGGTTGGCCTGAGGGTGAGCCGATCACGGATCAATTGATTCGCGAGAACATTCGCTTCCGTCGCACACCGCTGCTTGCGGCGTGTGATTGGACTCAGTTGCCTGACGCACCTTTGACGAGCGAGCAGCGGCAAGCGTGGAGTGATTACCGTCAAGCGTTGCGTGACTTGCCGCAGGTGAGTGATCCGAAATCTATTGCAGGCTGGCCTGAACCACCAACGATATGACACGTTCGTAGACAAAGAAACCATGGTGATGACATGACCTTTGACGCGCCAACCGACATTGTGCCGCTGGTGGTTATCGGTTCAGCGATGCTCGCGGGCATCCTGTGGCTTATCAAGGCACAGATCTCCATGCACCGCGCGTTCCAACCTAACGGCGGCTCATCGGTGAAGGATCAACTCAACCGGATAGAAGCCGACATGAAAGATGTGCGGCGCAAGGTTGATGAGCACATTACCTACCACCTGAACAACGATCTGTAAGCGCAACACAATCCCCCACCGCCTTCGGGCGGTTTTTTTATTCCCTGCGGAGGCAAACATGTGGTCACTCGCATTCTGGAAAGACACCGCCGAGCGTGCAATACGCACGGCAGCTCAAGCCCTGCTTGCCCTGTGGGGCACTCAGGTGACAGGCATCATGGAAGTGGATTGGGCGCAAGCGCTCAGCGTTGCAGCCCTCGCTGCCCTATCCAGCGTGCTCATGTCACTCATTGCCACAGGTGTGGGCGATAAGGGCACGCCGTCATTTGTGGATGAGGCATGAAGTACGCGCAGGAATTGCAGAGCGCGCTGCGTGCTCGACTTGGCGGCCAGGTGGTGTTCATGCCTGAGTGGGATAAGCAACGCCGCGTCGGGTGGCGGCCCAACGGTGAACCTGTTGCACTCATGGTGCACCACACGGCTGGTGCTGCAACCGAGAGCACAAACCCTAAGCACCCAGGCAATCAACGCGGCGCGAATAGGGGCGTCATCAACTTTGTGCAGAACCACTACGAGGTGCCAGCGGCTAACTTCACCCTTGACCGTGACGGCACCGTCTATGTGCACAGTGCGTACCCCATCTGGCACGCCGGCAAAGGGTCGTTTAAGGGCGTCAAGCCTTATCAAGCCTTAGGCATTCCTGATGACATGGGCAATGACTTCATGTTCGGTGTTGAGGTGGTCAGCAAGGGCCGCAAGCGTGACTTCACGGCAGCGCAGAAGCGCTCGCTGGGTAAGTTGGCTAACGCCTGCAAGGATGCAAGCGGCTGGTCAGGCTTCAAGATGCGCCTGCCGAACCACAAGACCTGGGCACCTGCTCGCAAGGTAGATAGCCGCTACACCTTGGCTGCGCTGAAGCGTTGGGCGTTGCTGTACAAATGAGCCTTGCCAGGTTGTATGAGAACCTTGCCAACCCCACCATTGGCGCACCGTGCACCATCGCGGTGGTGATGGCGTCCCTTGACCCTGCTGACCGCACGTTTCTCGCTGAGCTACTTGCCAGCGATGAGTCACATGCAGCGATTGCTCGGCTGCTCAAGGCAAACGACACCCCTGTGGGAGACTCGGTGATCGGTCGGCATCGGCGCGGCGAATGCAAGTGCGATGCGGTTAGCGGATAGGTACGCCGAGCAACTCGCGGCA